TGCTGTTTCTACAAGAGCTACCATCTTAGCAAATGCACCTACCGCATCGCGTCATGTACTAGTATCTACACCGGACAGACACTTAGTGTTCTTTGGAACAGAAACAACAATTGGAACAACATCAACTCAAGACGATATGTATATTAGATTCTCTTCTCAAGAGAGTATTGACGCAACAGATTCTTATACAGTTAAAGCAAACAATACCGCAGGCACACAAAGACTTGCAGATGGTTCTAAAATTATGGGGGCTATCAAAGGTAGGGATGCAATCTATGTATGGACAGATACTGCATTGTTCCTGATGAAATTCGTTGGTCAACCCTTTACTTTCTCATTTGAACAGGTGGGAACTAACTGTGGATTGTTTGGTAAAAATGCTTGTATGGAGGTGGATGGTACAGCCTATTGGATGTCGGAAAATGGATTCTTTGCATACGATGGTCAGTTAAAATCACTACCTTGTTTAGTAGAGGACCATGTTTATGACGACTTAAACTCAACTTCTAGAGACCTAGTTAATGCAGGATTAAATAATTTATTTTGGTAGAAATCCAATGGTTTTATTGTACTTCAGCTTCGGATGCGGTTGATAGAGTGGTTACTTATAACTACTTAGACTCAACCCTTAAAAGACCTATCTGGACAACAGGTACTCTACCGAGAACAGCATGGGCCGATTCCTCTGTTTTTAATAAACCACATGCTACATACTATAACGCAAGTGATAATGCTTCGTTCGATGTTACTGGTAATACGGATGGAAGTACTATATATTATAAACACGATACAGGGACCGATCAAGTAGTAGCCGGTGGTGTTACCACTGCTGTGATTGGAACCATTACCTCAGGGGATTTTGACATTACTCAAAAGTCAGCTAGAGGCGGTGGACAAATTGTAGGTATGCCTGACCTTAGAGGAGATGGAGAATTTATAATGAGAATAAGCAGATTTATACCAGATTTTATTTCACAAACAGGTAATACACAAATTAGTTTTACAACTAGAGACTATCCACATAGTTCCGGAACTACTACCGACTACAGTGTGAGTAAAACTACAACTAAAAAAGACACAAGATTAAGAGCAAGATCAATTGCTATGACAGTTGCAAATACAGCAACGTCTGAAGACTGGAAACTAGGTACGTTTAGATTAGACATACATCCAGGAGGAAGAAGATAATGGCTACTTTTTATACAGGAGTTGATAAAAGTATATATGAAGGAGGAGATAAATATGTTCCTATGGAACAATTTAGATTAAATCCTTACGAACAAAAGAATCTTTCCTATGACTCACAGTTACCTCCTCAATCTTTTGGAATAACTAATACTAATGCTTTTACTAATAGTGCGCGTTCTTTTAACCCTAGTGGAAATGTTTTTGGTTATGGTACTGCTATAAATCCCGTTGCATATGGTCAATATGGTGCACCCGGATATGAAGGAGGCCTTCCTGGTAATATTCAACAGTATGGTGTGGGAAGACAATTTGAAGATCCTTCAGCTAGTCCAACCGGAGAAACATATAGCTACAAAAAAGAAGTGCCTGGATGGGTAAGAGCCGCTGCAACTTTTATTCCCGGCGGAAATTTTGGATTAGATTTTATAGAAAATCAAATAATGAATAAAAATAGAGGAACCCTTTCAGGATATAAAATGGGTGGTCTGGATGAGATAGAAAAAGGGGCCTATAATCAATTAGCAGGTGAAGGAATGTTATTTGAAGGCTCTAGTGGACTTAAAACTTTAACAGGTAAAAACTTTGGAGCTAAAGGATATTTTGAAGGACAAGAAGAATTAGCAAAAGGATTTGGTTTTGATCAGATGACTGATGCAGAAATACAAGAAGCCATAGATGAAGAAGGGAAACGACATTCTGCAATACATAAGGGAAATTTAGGATTTAAATACAAACAAATGATAGAAGCCGCAAAAATGCGTAACTATAAACAAGAAAAAGATAAACAAGCTGATATAGAGTTACAAAAAGAAATTGACGAGGCCAATTATTTGGCTGCTAACAAAGCAATTGCCGACAAAAATGAAATATGATAATGAAAATACACCTACGGCAACTGGGGGAATGACTTATAATGAAATAGTTGACAATATGGTTCAAGATAGAAGTGAGGAAAGGAGAGGTAGACCCGGAGGAATAGGTGGAAAAGAGTTAATGGCAACTGGTGGAAGAGTCTATTTAAATCTAGGAGGACTAGCAAGTATATTATAATGGCAAAGATCGTACAATCATTAACTAGAGCTGAAGAAGAATATAGCAGATCTAATCTACAATCATTGGTCAGGGACCTTGATGGTGTGATCACAAAATTAAACTCTTCATTTCAAGATGAAGTTAAACAAGAGATAGAAGCTAAAAGCTTCTTTCTAGATTCATAATGGCAGTAGTAAACGAATATAAATTTTATGGTAAAACAGTAACGGCAGCTGAAAGTAATAATCTTTTAGAGCCAGGAGATAACGAAACTATCATTGTTAAATCTCTACATGTTACTAATAAATCAGGATCGAATGCACCTACTATAACTATTACGAATAATGCTTTTGAAGTAATACATACTCAAACATTATCCACTGCAGCTAGTGTAGAAATACTAACAAATCCTATGATAGTAGAAGGAGGCAAGGTATTAGCTGCTACTACAGCAGGAACGGTAAGTGATGGGGTAGTTATTACCATCAGTTATTTAAACATTAAAAAGGAGAAAACTGACTAATGGAAATAAAGAATGCAACGATTGAATTAACCTACAGACACAAGGAAACTGGCGAGCTTTTTCAGGAAAGAAAAGACTGGGAAACTAAAGGTTATAAGAATGAGGACATGGCACAAGATGTAAAAGTCATCATGCCACCTCTTGATTTAATGAGCAAAACGTAATAAGCTAGGAGATTAAGGTAAAATTATGGCAATTTCAAGAATGCAAGAACCCCAACAAATACAACGTGGCTTAGGAAGCTTAGATGTCCCTAGACAAAACTATGGATTAGGTAAGCTAGTTAAGAAAGCTGTTCGTGGTGTTAAGAAAATTGTTAAAAGCCCACTAGGTAAGGCTGCTTTAATAGGTGGTCTAGGTGCATTTGGTTTAGGTTCTTTAGGAGGAGGCACAGGTTTTTTAGGAAGATTTGCGCCTTCGGCTATGAAACAAGGACTAATGAGAATGGGTGGCTGGTTTGGTAAAGATAGAATGTTAGGTAACCTTATTAGAAATGATAAAGGTGCTTTAAGTTTAGGTAAAATGGGTCTCTTAGGTTTAGGAGCAGGCGCAGTAGCAGCACCATTCTTAATGGGTAAAGGTGATGAAGAAGAAGAAATTGAAGAATCATGGACGTCAGTTCCTTCAAGTATTGCAGACATAAGAAATCAAGCAAGAAATTATTACACAAATCCAGGCGCAAGCACTTTAGCTTTCATGCCTAATAAACAATTTGTAGATCAAAATTTTTATGCAGCTGATGGTGGAAGAGTTGGATTATTAAATGGCGGAGAAGCAGGCCAAGAACAAATAGAACAAATGCTTATGGCAGAATATGTAAAATATAAAAACCAAGGTGGCACATTATCTTTTGAAGAATTCGTACAAGCAGTAATGCAGGCACAACAACAGCAACCAGAAGGTGCTGGTATGGAGCAACCACAAGAAGTAGCTATGGCTGCTAAGGGTGGAAGAATAGGTGCGTATGCTGGAGGACCCATGAGTGAAGACGAAGATGAGTATGCTTATAACCCTCAAGCAGCTATGCGTATGTACAAAAGACCCGGTAAACAAGAAGGTGGGATCATGGAAACTGAAGAAGCATCAGAAATGATTGACCTAGGTGGTCAAGAAAAAGACTATAGAGAGACTGGTGGCTTTGTAGAAATAGGTGGAAAAGAGCGAGCAGATGATGTACCAGCTAGATTGAGCAAAAATGAATTCGTTTTTACAGCTGATGCAGTGAGAGCTGCTGGCGGTGGAGACATTGACGCTGGTTCAGAAGTTATGCAAAATATGATGGATAACTTAGAAGCAGGTGGAGAAATTTCTGAAGAGTCGCAAGGCTTAGAAGGAGCACAAGCAATGTATGATCAACAACAAATGTTACAATCAAGGATAGCATAATGGCATTACCAGATTATTTACAAGACACAGGAAAAGATTTAGCCCGTCAAATGACGGCGTCGTATTCGGCACCACTTGATACGTCTACGTTTATGGGTTCACAGTTTGTAGCTGGACAAGATCCTGCACAAACAGCAGCATATGGTTTAGCAACACAAGGTGTTGGTTCTTATCAACCTTATTTAACTGCAGCACAGACTGCAGCAGGTCAAGCAGCAACTACTGTTGGTGGACTAGGTGCTTTTAACAGGACCAATGACTGGTCAACAATTAGCAGATTACACATCTCCATATCAAGGAGCAGTTATCGATGAGACTTTAAGACAGTACGACATATCAAGACAAGGNGGCAGACAATCTATTCAAGATGCTGCTGTTGGAACTGGAAACTTTGGTGGTGGTAGAGAAGGCGCAATGTTAGGACAATACGATGCTGACTCTTTAGCTAACAGAGCTGGAATCAGAGCAGGATTATTACAACAAGGTTATGGTGATGCACTAGCACAAAGACAACAAAATTTAATGAACCAACAAGCTATTGCTCAACAACAATTAGGAGTAGGTCAAACTCAACTAGGTTTATCTGATTTTGCAAGAACAGGAATGGGTGCAGATATACAAGCACTAGGAAATCTTGGTTCAATGAGACAAGGATATCAACAAGCTGTACTAAATGCACAGCAACAACAATTACAATCACAAGCTTACGAGCCTTATGGAAGATTATCACAGTATGCATCAGGTATTACTGGTCTTGCTGGAGGAATGGCTGCACCACAATATCAAGATGCACCAACACAAAGTCCATGGCAAACTGCATTAAGTACAGTAACAGGTTTAGGTGGATTGTATGGACAGATATTTAGAAAACCTACACAGATTACACTAGGCAGTTTAACATAGGATTAATATGAGACCATTAAATAGACCAATGTTTAGATACGGCGGCCCTATTAAAGAGGGTGTCATGTCTGGTAT